GGAAGCACAACCCGGCCCGCAGACAGCGTTCGTTGACTGCCCCATATTTGAATGCTTCTTCGGTGGTGCGCGCGGTGGTGGTAAAACCGATGCGGTGTTAGGCGAATGGGCAATCCACGCGGACGACTATCGCGCCGATGCAATCGGCCTCATGATCCGCAGAACGCGCATAGAACTACTGGAAACTTTCGAGCGCGCGCGCATTGTATACACAAAACTAGGGGCGCAGTTCACCAACAACCCGATGCGGGTTTCAATGCCCAACGGCGCCCGCCTCACCTTCGCCTATCTCGAGCGCGATGCCGACGCGGAGCAATACCAGGGACATAGCTACACGCGTGTATACGTAGAGGAAGCCGGTAACTTTCCGTCGCCTGTTCCGATCATGAAGCTTATGGCCACGTTGCGTAGTGGTGCCGGTGTTCCAGTCGCAATGCGCCTGACCGGCAACCCAGGTGGGCCAGGTCACCAGTGGGTTCGCGCTCGCTACATTGATCCGGCGCCGATGGGTTGGAAGGTGCTCACCGATGGCAGTGGCCTCGAACGTATCTACATACCATCCCGAGTTAGCGACAACGTCTATCTCGGCCCCGACTACGTGCAGCGGCTACGTGCATCAGGCTCACCAGAGCTGGTGCGTGCCTGGCTCGAGGGCGACTGGAGCGTTGTCAGTGGCGCGTTCTTTCCCGAGTTCAGCATGGACCGGCATGTCATCGCGCCATGCTCGCTACCCAACCACTGGCCACGGTTCAGATCGTTCGACTGGGGCAGCGCGCGTCCCTTCGCCTGCCATTGGTGGGCGGTATCGGATGGCAGCGTGCCCAGCATCGCCCGCGGCGCGCTGGTCAACTATCGCGAGTGGTACGGCATGAAGCCGGGCGAGCCCAACGTCGGACTGCGCATGACCGCCGAGGCCATCGCTGCCGGCATCAAGAGCCGAGAGGCTGACGACCGTGGCCCGATCACCGGCGTGGCCGATCCTGCCATGTTCGCCGAGGACGGCGGCCCGTCGATCGCGCATCGCATGATGGGTCATGGCGTCATCTTCCGGCCCGCCGACAACAAGCGCGTCGCTGGCCGCGGTGCCATGGGCGGCTGGGATCAGGTGCGGGCGCGGCTCGATGGCGACGCTGACGGAAAGCCGATGCTGCTGCTGTTCAGCACCTCGCGCGATCTGATCCGCACGTTGCCGGCGCTGCAGCACGACGACGCGCGGCCAGAGGACGTGGACAGCGACATGGAGGACCACGCGCCGGACTCGTGTCGATACGCCTGTATGTCGCGGCCGTTCGTGCGCGATCTGACGCCGAAGCCGGTCGTTGACACCTGGGCACGCGCCTTCGAGCGCTCATCGCGCAGTGACGTGGAAGGGTGGCGGGTGGCATGACTGACACCACCACCCTGACCGGCGCGCAGTTCCGTCAACAGCTGCAACGACGGTTCGGGCATCACTTAGCCTCCTGCTTCAATGCTGCCTCGGCCGCGCGCCGCATCCACACCGACAGCGTCTGGCCTTTCTCGCGTGCGTCTCGCTGTATATACGCCAGCATGTCGTCCGGCAGGTAGAACGTGAGGCGCGATGGTGCGCCTTCCCATTGCTCGCTCATCGCTCAGCCCTCCACAACGGTGGAGGACCAAGCACCATCGAATACGTCGAAGAGACGGCCGTTACGGACCAACGCCACAGTGCGCGTGTGCAGGCCATAGGCGTTGCGGCCAGCAAAGCGCTCCTCGGCAATGCCACGGGCGACAGCCTCGTCAGTGCCGAGATGAAACCCGTGCTGGAATGCAGCACCGTTGGTGGGCTCGATCGAGAGAGTGAAGGTTGAGTTGGTCATCGGCGTGTCTCCTTGTTGGTGGAGACAATATGCGTCATCTATCCACGTATGTCAACAACTATCTGCAGGCATCACCATAAATCTACAGACGGCATTCCGTCCAGAAACCCATATTACCGGACGCGATGACCGAGCCGCAGTGATCTAGACCAATCGGTGGATTGTCGAGGCGATGGAAAACTGAGCCGACAGCGAATTTATCTCGCTAGTTCGGTTCAAACCGGCCGCCCCACGGCAGCAACATCAACGCGATAGGCGTCGGTATGTGTGATGACATGAAGCGGGTCGTTGACGTGCTCAAGCAAGCCGTCGCTACCGCTAACTGGGACGAGGTAAAGTCAGCGGCCGATCTGCGAGAGGCTTCCCGGTGGGCACTGATCAGGTGGCAATTGCACAAAGAGCTTAACGACGCCCTGGCCGAGGTGAGGCAATAGCCCATGTGCTTCTCGCTGCTATGGCTCGTGCAGACGCTGGTGTGGCTCGTGGTTGTCTGCGCCGTCGTTGCCATCCTCATGCTGCTGCTGCCTATCGTCCTGGGGTGGCTCGGCTGGGCCGGCGGCCTGGCCATGCAGGTCATCCGGATCGTGGTGGCGGCGATCGTCATCATCTTCCTGATCTGGTTCTGTTACGATTTGCTGGTCTGCGCCGGCGTCGGTATGCCGAGGGTGCATTGAGCCTGCTCGTCATCATTCTGCTGGTGCTCATCCTCGTGGGCGGCCTGGGCGGCGGCTACTACGGCTACCGCGGCGGCTACTACGGCCCCAATGCGTATGGTGGGCTGGGGTTGGTTGTGATCCTGCTGGTGCTGCTCATTCTGTTCGGACAAGGGCGGATCTGGTGATGCGATGCGAGCACATTGGCGATGCGACGCTGTATCTAGGCGACTGCCGCGAAGTGCTGCCGGGGCTGAGCGGCGTCGATGCGGTGGTGACTGATCCTCCTTATGGAACTGGCGGATGGCGGCGAACCGAAAGCGGGGCAGGAAGCAATCCATCTGGTGCGCTGGTTCGCGAGAGTTGGGATAGCGGTTTCCTTGACTGGTTTTTGCTGACGAAGGCGCCAATCTTGACCTTTTGGCCGGCGGCCAAAACAAGCGGCTTGCTGGCTATGGCCGATGGCACTGGTCGCCACAAGCACCGTGCGCTCTACATGCACAAGAGAGACCCCAAGCCACAGGTTGCTGGCCGCATAGCTTGGTCGGTTGAGCCGATCTGGTCTCTGTCGAAAGAAGGGTTTCAACTCTACGGTGCGACCGATTGGATTAGCGTATCTACGCCACGCTTAGGCCGTGATTATGGTGCGACCGGACATCCCTACGAGAAGCCAGCCGAGTGCATGGAATGGCTCATCGACAAGATAGAGGCTACCAGGATTTGTGACCCCTTCATGGGTTCTGGCACCACTGGCGTTGCGTGTACGCGCCTCGGTCGGCGCTTTGTGGGGGTAGAGATTGAGCCGAAGTACTTCGACATAGCGTGCCGCCGCATCGAGCAAGCCCACCGCCAGCGCGATCTGTTCATGCATGCACCAGTGCCCGAGCATCCGGTCGAGACGGAGATCGCCGATCTGTTCGCGGAGGCGGCTGAGTGAGCCACGGCGCGCTGCTTGGCATCATGGTGGTGGCGCTCATCACTATCATCGTGGCGAGCGTCACATGAAGCCTCTGACGGCATACCAGAAGCGCGAGATCATCCGGCTGCGTGGGGCTGGGTATGACTTCAAGACGATTGATCGGATTGTTGGCAGCGGGCCGCGTCAGGCCAGTAATCTCTGGTATAACATGCCGCAGGAGAAACGCGCCGCGCTGACCAAGACGCCCGCCCACCGCTCGCGCGAGGAAGAGATGGCGCGGGCACGCAAGGCGCTGCAGCACGAGATCACGCTGGCCCGTCAGGAGCGCGCCACGGCGCCGCCGTTCAAGGTGCGGCCGCTGCTGTGGTGAGCGTCACATGATCCTGCTGAACACCGCGTTTCGCTGCCTCTCGTGCAAGCACGAATGGATGGACGACCTGGTGTCGCACGCGCACTTCCGCATCGTCATTGCCTCGATGCGGGCCATCCACTGTCCGAAGTGCGGCGTCAGTTGGAAACGCATCGTCATCGTCACTGAAGCTTCGCACGACGACATGCCCTGACAGGCGTAGCGACACGATACGTGCCGACGATCATTGCGCGATTGCATAACAGCGCAACGGCGCAATCACGCAATCAGCAACAACGCTACTGCGCATCAACACACAGGAGCATAAGCACATGGCAGCATTTCCAGTTCCTGCCGGCAGCATCATCGTGGTGCCTGGTGGACCGGACAACTCGCTTCCGGGGCAGCCGCCGGGCATCTGGGGTGGAGCACCGCCCTTCGTCGATAACACCCTGCCGCCACCCCCACCTGGAATTTGGCCGCCACCCGTTGGCATCTGGCCGCCGACGCCGCTCCCGCCCGGCTATCCGATGCCGCCTGGATCAATCTGGCCGTCGCCTGGTGTGCCGACGCATCCGATTGCACCAGGTGGCCCGCCGCCTGTCGTGGGGGGTGGCCCCAGTGAGCCGCCGCCTATGCCGGGTCACGACCTACCCTCGCAGAAGTTCCTCGTGGCGATTGTCGCGGTGAGTGCGGGGGGTGGGTTGAAGGTGATTGGCTATACCGTCGTGGACCCGTCGCTGAGTCCCGGACATGACCTGCCAGGGTCGCAGCCACATCCCGACCAGGGGTTGCCGCCTGCACCGGCGCGTCCGGATAATACGCTGCCCCCTAGCGCGCAGCCGCGGCGGTAAG